AATTTATATAGAGAATATACATTTAACATTTTATTTGCATTCACACACAACCTACCAGCATTATAACTTCTATTCTTGGATAAACATCAATAATCATAATTATAATGGAAAATGTAAACGAAGACCTTTTCTTGCCTGAAGATATTCAGACCGAGATTGAAAAGAAAGTAAAAGAGCTGAAAGATTCAGATCCCAAACTAAAACGTGTATTCCCGATTTTTGTGGAAGGAGATGAAGACGAAGGCGAAAAGCCATATTATATCGGTTATTTTAAACAGCCGCCTTTCCCGACATTCAGTAAATATTTGTCCCTCTCCCAAAAGGACCAGGCCGGTGCCATGCGAGAATTGGCAAAAGATTGCTTTGTCGATGGCGATAAAGAACTGATTAAAGATGATTCCTTGTTCATCTATGGCTTGATGCCACACCTGGCTCAAATCATCGAGTTGCGCAAAGGAAAACTCGTAAATTTATCAAAAGCTGGGAAGTAAAAGACGATCAACTTATTCGTCATAGACTGATATTTATCCGTCATTATTTTCCCAGCGTAAACCTTGATGAGTTAAACGATGAAGAATTTGCAATGCTTTCTGAAGATGCCGTATGGCTCCACAGCAAAATGCTCATAACTCAACAAGCAAGTGCACTTGGAATGCTTGCGTAAAGTGTCTTATTACTCGTTTTTTCTACGTAGCCCTTTATCCTTTGTCGGATAAGGGGCTTTTTCAATCTTTCAGGGTACCAAACCGCTATTCTTTAGAAAATCAAAATACAAAAAGATGGCAGAAAATTATATTGTTAATTATCAGATAAACGTTAACTCTAACCCAGCTTTAGAGTCTATACGCAAATTTCAGCAGGCCACAGCTGAAATGGAAGCATTAACAAAGCGATTTGATGTTGTTGCAAAAAGCATCGGTAAGGTTAATTCAGCATTGGCTTCTATTAAAACTAAGCCTATCAATATACAGATTAACACAAGCGCGGCAGAAGCTAGTTTAGAACGTGTTTTAAAGCAACTAAGCAATATTAAATCACAGGCAAAGACTGCATTAAATGGAGTAATGGGTAAACCTTTATATTCTACTTCGGATATAAAGAAACTGGAGCAGGCTATTAATTCTATAAACGGCAAAACTATAGAACCAAGAGCAAGTACAAAAAAAGCGATAAATAGCCTTGACTTACTATTACAGAAGATTGAGCAGATAAAGTCAAATAGCAAAATAACTATAACCGCAAGTGCAGCCGGAGCATCCAAAGCAGTTGCTGGTGGCATAACTAAGAGTAATATTCCTGCTTCAACAGCACGACAAGTTGGAGCGGGACATAGTACCTATCTATACCCTTCTACCCGGCAAGTATTGGGACCTACATACGCAAATACCGGAACGAATGTTGCGGGCGAAATGATTAAGGGTATGGGAATTGCCTATGGACTTAGCTCTTTAATGTCTGGGGTAACTTCTGTATTTAGAGATGCTTCGACCTATGATAATATAGCCAAAACGACAAAGAATATCCTCCAGACTCACGATAAAAAAGTGGGATTTGAAGCTAGATTTAATGAAATGAACCAATTAATGCGTCAAGTTGGAGTTGAAACTAAATATACAGCTCCACAAGTTGCATCAGCTGGAAAATTCTTAGCTATGGCAGGATATGATGTCGATCAAATAAAACATGCCATCCGGCCTATATCTGATATTGCACTTGTAGGTGATACAGACTTGGGAGAAACAGCAGATGTTGTAACAAACATTATGACCGCTTATAAAATCCCAGCAAAACAAATGGATAACACAGCTGACATTCTTACGATGACGTTCACAAAAACGAATACAACATTGTTAGAATTAGCTGAATCATTTAAGTATGCAGGTACGGTAGCTCATCAATCCGGATTAGATTTTGAAACAGCTTCGGCAGCTTTGGGCGTATTAGGTAATGCCGGTTTAAAAGGTTCTCATGCAGGTACAACATTACGCATGATGTTACTAAACATGATGAATCCAACCAAAAAAGGACAAGAAGCATGGGATATACTAGGTATTAGTCCCAAAGACAAAAATGGTAATCTTCGGAATCTCACTGATATTTTGAGTGATTTGCACAAAAAACAACAAAGCATGAGTTCCGGTGACTTCACAACATTAATTAATAAGATGTTTCGAGTTACTGCGGCTCCAGGTGCATTAGCTTTGATAAATAATGTAGAAGATGTGCAAAAAACCACAGAGCTTAATCGGCATTCAATGAACCTAGCATTCGACCTTGCTGACGAAAAGAAAAACACCATACAAGGTCTTTGGTATCAGATGACCTCGGCATTTACAGAAACAGGAATGCAAGGGTTTGAACAAATGCAAGGGGTAATCCGAGACTTTCTACAACGCATGATTGAGTTAATGAAATCCACAGAATTTGCAACTGCATTGAGAAATGCAATGGACATGTTCATTAAAGTATTAGATGTTATCGTTGATGTATTTAAAAAGATCATGTCTATTTGGAATTTCCTACCCAATTGGCTAAAAAATGGAATTGTATGGTTTGTAAAAGTTCAAATGGAATTAGGGATTATTGCTGGCATTGGACAAAGTATATTAAGTACGGCATTAATGATTCGCGGAGTATTCATGGGGGATTGGCTATCTAAATTCTTTTTAAAACCGCTATTTACCGCACTTACCTATATGGTACGTATATATAATATAGAAAAAAGCCGCCATAATTTAAGTAAAGGACAGGCTATTTTCAATGCGTTAGGTGGAGGTTTACTACATGGTGGAAGTAAAATTAAACAATGGTTTGTTGGAGGAGGCACAGTCGGTAAT